TTGTTGACAACGCTAAATTAGTGGAGTAAATAGATAATAGAGGTGTAATAAATGGATTTATCAACAGACTTTTTCATTAAAATAGCCGTTCAATTAATTATTCAATTAGCTATTCTAGCTTTTTTCGCAGGCACTGTTATTCAAAAAATAAAAAGTATTAGTGGTAAGATTGACAGACTTGAGAAGAAACAAGACAAATATAATAAATTAATTTCAAGAATGTTTGTTGTAGAAAGCAAAGTAGAAGATATCAAAGATGATATACAGGAGGTTAAAAATGAATGATATAATTGAACAATTAAGATTGCATGAAGGCTTGGAACTTCAACCTTATAAGGATACTGTTGGAAAAATTACTATCGGTATTGGCAGGAATCTTGATGACAAGGGGATATCAAAAAAAGAAGCTTATTACTTATGTGAGAATGACATCAAGGAAGTTACAAAACAGCTGCAGAAATATGAGTGGTTTACACAGCTTAAAGATGTCAGAAAAAGAGTATTAATTGATATGGCTTTTAATTTGGGAATAGCTGGTTTGTTAAGTTTTAAGAACATGATTCAGTGCTTGAAAGATAAAGAATTTGTTGCAGCTGCAAATGAAATGATAAATAGCAAGTGGCACCAGCAGGTTAAAACCAGGGCTTTTAGACTTGAGAAAATGATGAGAACAGGAAAAGATTATAACGGATGACTGAACAAAAATAATTAAGAAAGAGAGTTGATAAGAAATGGATTTAACTAATTTTGGCTTGCAAGTTTTAGCTGGGTTATCACCAATTTTAATCAGTTTAGTAATTGCATTGTTGGGATTTGGATTGAACTTTTTAAAGAAGAAGGCTAAAGAAATTGATAATAATGTTATGAGAAAATCAGTATTGAGTGCAGTATCAGAAGTAGATAAAGTTGCCAAAGATGCTGTCAGAAAGACCAGTGAAACCTTCACAAAATCTTTGAAAGAAGCTAATGAGGATGGAAAATTAACACAGGATGAGGCTAGACAAGCAATAGAACAAGCTGCAAAATATATAAAAAATAATGCAAGTAATTATGCTCTTGAGGTAATTAAAAATAATATTGGTTCACTTGAATATTATTTAGAAGATTTACTAGAAGCTAAATTAGTTGAAATGAAAGATGGAAAAGTAGTAACAGAAATAAAAGAAATGTCAAACCCAAACTGATCAAGTCAATAAAAGGAGGTGATTTTGAAGCAGGAGTCAGTAAAGATGGAGTAGCAGTCAAATATCAAAATAATAATTTCAACGCTGCTATTTCTAAAGATTGGGATGAAGAGATTAGAGCTGGGTTTATGTATGAAATGAAATTTTAGGAGTGATAATTATGGCAAAAAAGCAAAAATGTGAGGTGTATTCTCGGGTTGTTGGTTATCTATCTCCTGTTTCAAAATGGAATGATGGCAAAAAAGAGGAGTTTAAAGATCGCAAAACTTTCAAAACCACGTTAAAGGATATAGAAACCGACTAAGCGGCTTAAAAAATATAATTAGGAGGTGTTGTCAGTGAGATGCGTTGGTTTAAAAAAAGATGGCAGTAGATGTACAAGAGAAAAAGAATTTAAAGATGATAAAGCTCCAAAAGAATGGAGATGCTGGCAACATCTAGAAAATAAAGAACCCAGTTTAACTGAAAAACAGAAAGCTTTTGCTGATGAATATATTATTTCATTAAATGCAAAAGAATCGGCTATCAAAGCTGGTTATAGTGAAGATGCTGCCAGACAGCAAGGGTCAAGAATGTTGACAAATGTTAACATTCAAAATTATATAGAAAAAAGGTTAAAAGAAAAAGATTCTGCTAGAATAGCCTCTCAGGATGAAGTTTTAGAATATCTTACTGAAGTAATGAGAGGAAGCGAAGAAGAAATTGATGTCTTTTTTGATAATCAGGGCCAGCAAAGAGAAATAAGACAACCGCCTAAAGTCAGAGAAAGAACAAAGGCTGCTGAATTACTTGGTAAAAGATATGCTATATTTAAACATAATGATAATAATGACGCAGAAGATAAATTAAAAACTGTAATAGAAGCAATGGAGGCAGCCGCCAATGGATAAGTCACAATATTATACTCAAAAGCAAAGACACATATTTAATAACGCTAATAGTAGATGGAATATCTTTTCTGGTGCTGTACGAAGTGGAAAATCTTTTATAGGTAATGATTTAATTATTAAAAGATTAAAGCAACTACCTGATGGTAGAAGGGCGTTAATTGGTAAGACTGAGACTACTATAATGAGAAATATACTAGATCCGCTGCGTGATATATACCCTGATAAATATATTTCTGGTATCCAGGGAATGAAAAGAGAAGCCGAAATATTTGGTAAGAAATTTTATTGCATAGGTGCAAATGATGCACGAGCTACAAAGAAATTACAAGGAGCAGGGTTTATATACGCATTTGGTGATGAGATAACTACCTGGCCAGAAGGCTTTTTTAATATGCTCAAGTCTAGATTGGATAAAGAGGATGCTAAATTTGATGGTACTTGTAACCCCGAAGGACCATACCATTGGTTGAAAAAAGGACTAATTGATAGGGTAGGAGATTTAGATGTATTCCACCAACATTTTACAATTGATGATAATTCTTTTTTACCTGAAGAGTTTGTTTATCAGCTGAAAAAAGAATATAGTGGAGTTTGGTATCAAAGGTATATTGAAGGTTTATGGGTATTGGCTGAAGGTTTGGTATATGATATGTATGATGAGGATAACCTTATTGAGCCTTACGAAGTTAACAGTATGAAATATACACGTGAATGGATAGGAGTTGACTACGGTACTACTAATGACACTGTGTTTGTACTTGTTAGATTAGGAGAAGATGATAAGCTCTATATTGTTGATGAATATCGTTGGGGAGAAAAGTCAGATGGTTTGCCAAAAACCGATGTTACACTAGCAGATGATCTTGAAAAGTTTATAACACGAAATGATGCTAACCCTGAATGGATATTTGTAGATCCATCAGCTAAAAGTTTTATAACAGAAATATTCTCAAGAGCCCAACACTTTGCTCCATTTTATAAAGTTACAGGAGCTAAGAATGATGTACTTAATGGAATACAACAGTTAAGTAGTTTACTAGGAGTTAATAAGCTTTTAGTAGCAAAAGGACTTGGTGATCTTAACAAAGAATTTCACTCTTATAGTTGGGATAAAAAAGCTGAAGCTAAAGGTGAAGATAAGCCTCTTAAAGAATATGACCACGGTTTAGATGCACTTAGATATGTTATAAATGGTATACCCAGAGTGGTTGAATATATATTAAAGGTAGGTGATTAAATGACTTTATGGAATGAACCTATTGGGGAATCACCCTGGTATCATAAAATTTGGGCTAAACCTTTGAATTGGGTTTTTATTAAAATTGCAAATGGATTAAATAAATTGACAGAATTAATAAAGGCAGGTGATTAAATGACTTGGCCACCAGAAGAAAGAGAAACAGAATATGATAAGTTTGCTGAATGGTCTGCTTTATACAGTGGTAGTCGTGAAAAATTACTGCAGGTATATCAATCACGCGTCGGTAATTTTTGGGCGAAAGATGTTATTAAAGATCGAGTAACAATGCTTCATGTTCCAATTGCAGGTGACATTGCAGGAGTTAGTTCAGACTTGTTGTTTAGTGAAAAACCTGATATTCGATACGATGATGATTCGACATTTGAACACTTAGATGAAAGTTTAGATGATATGGACTTTTATTCACGATTATTAGCTGGTTCGGAAACTGCTGCCGCATTAGGAGGAGTATATCTAAAAATTAATTATGATGAAGATATAGCCGATTATCCAATAATCAATGTTGCACAAGCAGATAATGCAATACCACGATTTAAGTGGGGTTACCTTCAAGGTGTGACTTTTCATAAGGTTATAAGTGACAACAGCGAAGAAGCAGTTTGGCGATTATTAGAACACAGAACAGATGATGGAATACAGTATCAGTTATTTAAAGGTAGCATAATGAAGTTAGGTAATAAGCGACCATTAACTGCACGTGAAGAGACTGCTGAATATGATGAGTATGTGCCGTTACCAACAAGTGGAATAGTCTATATTCCCAATAAACTTCCAAACAGACTTTGGAGAGGCAGCAGCTTAGGCATTAGTGATTATAATGGTATTGAAAACTTAATGGATGCACTCGATGAAACATATACAAGCTTATTGAGAGACATACGATTAGGTAAAGCAAGAATTTATGTCCCAGAAAGATATATGAAAAATGTTGACGGAACACTTAAATTTGATGTTGACCAAGAAGCTTATGAGCTTATTAATGCAGACCCAAATTCTGACCAAAAGATTGACTTTAATCAGTTTAAAATTAGAACTGATGAGCATTTAAAAACAGCAGTAGAACTTATTGAAAAGATAGTTTCGATCGCTGGTTATAGTCCAATTAGTTTTGGATTAAACCAAGGTAATACTTCAGCTCAAACTGCAACTGAAATAAAAGCACGTGAGAACAAGTCACAAAAGACAAGAAGTAAGAAAGCTAAGTATTGGACACGAGGCATAGAAAAGATCCTAGCTGATTGGTTAATCATTGATAACTTTGCATTTAACTCAAACAACACCCTGGGCACACCTGCAGTAATTCTAGCAGATAGTTTTACAACCGATCCTCTTGAAAGAGCAAACAGCATAAAAACTCTTAACGATGCTCAAGCTGCATCAACTTATTTGAAAGTAAAAATGCTGCATGATGATTGGACTGAAGAAGAAGTTGAAAAAGAA